CCCCCGCCCCGGCTTCCTCGTCGGCTAGCCAGCCGAGTGCTCTATACTTCTCTTTCGATGCGACCGCCTTGCGCGGTCGCCTTCTGCCCGCGAAGCGGGCCGTTTTTTTGCCAGTTTTCCAGGAGGTGCACGTGAGCAGCGTCTACCAGCGCAACCGCGAGGTGTCCGAGTACAAGTTCTTCACTCAAGCAATCGCCATCCGCGTGGAGGTCAACAAGCTGATGGCGTCCTCCTCCGTGGTTCCGAAGGCCTACCGTCTGCTGAACGCGGTGCCGACCGTGGAGACGGCGCGCAGCATCGTGTACAACGTCAACCGCGCCGACAGCTTCTATCCCAACAGCTCGTTCAACGCGCTTGAGAGGAAACGCTACCTGACGCTGGCCATAGCGGACTGCGAGCAGCTGATGCTGGACATGCAGTGCCTCATGGACATCGGCCTGCCCGTGAACGCCAACCGCTTCGAGGCGCTGGCGGCCATGGTCGAGGAGGAGATCAAGCTGCTGAAGGGCGCGCGCAAGAACGTGCGCATCACCGGCAAGAAGTCGACCGAGGAGCGCATAGCCGAGGCCGAGGCCGAGCTAGAGCGCCTGCGTTCGCTATAATGGGCGGCGGTCCCGCCTTGTATATCGGTACAATTGGTGGCTGCGTTCCGTCATGGGTGGCTCCTCGTCCAGCGTGTGCTACGTCAACAACAACGGCAATGCCAACTACAATTCGGCGACGAACGCCTGGGTTCGCCCCCGCCCCGGATTCCCTTACTGCCAGACCGAGTAGGCCAGCGGGCCGAAAGCAGAGCGCGGAGAGGAAGGAAGGCGCGACCATCGGGCGCGAGCCCGTAAATACGCACCCCGCGAGGGTGGCCGGACGCTGCTTGCATGGCGCGGCGCTCCGTGGCTTCGCCGCGTTTCATGGCCATACCTCATGCGGCTGTCAGAGCCACATTGCAAGCCGTGCGGGGTGCTCTCTATGAACTCAGAGCAAAGAAGGGCCGCACGCCGCAAGCGCCGCGAGGAGAAGCGGGCCAAGGCAAAGGCCGAGCGCGTCAAGGCGTGCACGCTTGAGACCGTGGCCGACCTCAACAGCCTGTGCAAGGCTTCAAAGCAGGCCGCGCGGGGCGTCATGTGGAAGTCGTCCACGCAGAGGTACATGAAGGACTACCTGCGCAACGCCGTCCTGTCCCGCCGCGACCTTTTGGGGGGCCGCGACATATGCCGGGGCTTCATCCGTTTCGACCTATGGGAGCGCGGCAAGCTGCGCCACATCAGCGCCGTGCACTTCCCCGAGCGCGTGGTGCAGAAGTCGCTGTCGCAGAACGCGCTCGTGCCCGCGATCGTGCCCACCCTCATAGCCGCGAACTCCGCGAACATCAAGGGGCGCGGCACCGACTACGCCCTGAAGCTGCTCAAGCGCCACCTGGCCGACCACTGGAGGCGGCACGGCCGCGAGGGCTACATCCTCCTGGGCGACTTCTCCGACTACTTCGCGCGCATAGTGCACCAACCCGTCAAAGACCAGGTGGCCTCCGCGCTGCTAGATCCGCGCGTGGTCGCCTTGGAGCACCGCCTGATAGACGCGCAGGGCGATGTGGGCCTGGGGCTGGGCAGCGAGCCGAACCAGATATGCGCCGTCGCGCACCCCAACCGCATTGACCACTACGCAATCGAGATGCTGCGCCCCGAGGCCTACGGTCGATATATGGACGACTTCTACCTGATACACGAGTCCAAGGACTACCTGCAGGTGTGCCTGCTGCTCATAGAGCGCAAATGCGCCGAGCTGGGCATCGAACTGAACCCGCGCAAGACCCGCGTGGTGAAGCTCACGCGCGGGTTCACGTGGCTGAAGAAGCGCATCTTCTACACGGACACGGGCCGCATAGTCGTGAAGCCGTGCCGAGACTCCATAACGCGGGAGCGCCGCAAGCTCAAGAAGATGGCCCGCATGGTCGCCGATGGCATCATGACCCCCGAGCAGGTGGAGCAGAGCTACCAGAGCTGGCGCGGAGGCATGAAGCGGCTGGACGCGCACCGCAGCGTGCGGGCCATGGACGCGCTGTACCGAAGCCTGTTCGGAAATCTCGCGCAGGGGGGGGGTGCTCAATGCAGGCCAACCAGAGGGACGATTCAAGCGGAAGCAAGCCCTCGCAATAGCGGAGAACCGGCAACTCAAAGCAGCGGCCTAAGCGAAGCGGCTGCGAAATAACAGAGACATCGAAGGCGTGCTGCGGCGCGCCTTCTTCCTTTGCGCCCATCAAAGCGGCTCGGCAATCTCACGGCGCTAATACGATGGCGGCACATTCCCCGACAAGAGAGGAGTCCGCATGGACACTGAGGAAGACACGCCGCGCCCCAACGATCTTCAAGATGGCACCATGGCCGAGGTCAACGCCCTGCGCGATCTGCTGTCGCAGATCGGCGACCCCGACGCGGCGCACGACGCGGGCGTTATCGACGATGACGAGTACGCTGAGCGGAAGGCGCGAAAGCTCGCCTACACCTCCGCGCTCGCCGCCTACGCCAACGGCGAGGTGCCCGACCTCCCGGCGCTGCTCGAACAGATGCGCGAGCAGGCGTCCCAGCCGACGCAGACCGAGACCAACACGGCGAACATCGACTACCTGCTCATGACCGTGGGAGGTGACCAGTAATGGCTACGAAGAAAACCGTTGAGCATTCCAAGCACTTCGCGAAGGTCAAGAAGTACTACGACAAAGACCTTTGGAGCAAGGCGCGCGTCTACAAGGCTGTCGAGTGCAAATGGATCACCGCCGACGAGTACAAGGAAATCACCGACGAGGAGTACACGGCCGAATAGGCGGAAGGAGGGCGCCCAGGATGGAAGTGCTCAAGCTTTTTGCGCCTTACGGACCGGCTTGGCTTGGCGGCGTGCTCCTGACGCTCGTTGCGTTCTACTTCGGGAGACAATTTCTTGAGGAGTACAAACGCCAAAACCAGCGGAAGGGCGAGCTCGACCTGAAGCGCGAGGAGCGCAAGCAGGCCGAAGTCGACGAGAGGGCGCAGCGCGACCGCGAGCGGTCCCAAATGGAGGGGCGCATCGCCGCCCAGATGGAGCGCAGCAACACCCTGATTGAAGGAATGAAAACGCTCATGGAGTCGGTTGTCGCGTCAAATGACGTCCTCCACGCGGACTTGGTCCACAGCCAGGCGCGTAGCCAGGGCATGGCCGAGAAGGTCGACCATATCTACGACCGAGTCGACCTCATGTACAACAAGGAGACAGGGAGATAAAGATGACTGATATACAGGCAGGACTCACGGTGCTGACCGTCCTCGTGGTGCCCTATATCGTGCAGGCTATCAAGACGAAGGCGATGACCGGCAATGTCGCCCGCTGGACGGCCATCGCAGTATCGGCGCTGTGCGGCGCATTGACGGCCATGGCCGGGGGTATGCCGACTGACCCCACGGCGTGGGTTACGTCCATCTTCGCCGCGGTAGGCGGCGTGCAGGTGGCATATGCAGCCTTCAAGGCGGTCGGCGTGACAGACAAGTGGCTCGACGCGCTGCTTGCCATGGGCACTCCGAAGAAGGACGACTAGGAATGGGCGGCAAGCGCCTCGTGCGCATCGCCGCCGCCATCTCGCTGCTTGCTTTGCTCGCCGCCTTCGCCGACGTGGCGCTTATAGCCTCTAACGTGCCGAAGGTGCCGAAGGAAGAGCCTTTGCCCGTCATCTACGACAAGCCGCTCGACAAGCCCGCCGAGGTGCCCGTCTACCTCCAAGCAGACGAGCGCTGGGGCGGGCTTTCGTATGCGGGCGAAGACCTGGCTGCTGCCGGCTGCGGCCTCACGTGCGCGGCCATGGCGTGGGAATGGCTCTACGGACAGGCATGCACGCCGGCGCAGATGCTGGGCTTCGTCGGCGAATCGTGCCTCACGGACGGCGTGAACGACATGGAAAAGTTCTGCCGTTGGATGAACGCGAACGACCAGGCTTTGGGCTACACGCCTATCCACGACAACGCCGATGACGCCTTGGACGAGGCGGCAAGCGGGTGGATGGTGTTTTGCAGCCTAACGGGCCGGCTGCGCGAAGGCGGCAAGAGCTACGGCGGTCACATCGTCCTGCTCTGCGGGTGGGACGGAACCACGGCAACATTCCACGACCCTTGCGAGGGCATAGTGCGACTGAGCCGCGAACAGTACGAACAAGTGAATTGGGCTTATTTCATAGCTATAGGGAGCGCTGAATAATGAACGGCATCGACATTTCCAACTGGCAGAACGGCATCAACCTCGCGGCTGTGCCTTTCGACTTCGTTATCTGCAAGGCCACCGAGGGCACGCATTACGTTTCGCCCGACTGCGACCGCCAGATCCAGCAGGCGATCGGCCTCGGCAAGCTCGTGGGCGTGTACCACTACGTCAACGGCGGCAACGCCGAGGCGGAGGCCGAGTACTTCTACGAGCACTGCAAGGGCTACGTGGGCAAGGCCGCGTTCTTCATCGACTGGGAGGACAAGGGCAACAAGGCGTGGGGCGACACGTCATACCTCAAGGCCATGGCCGAGCGCCTTGCCGAGCTGCTTGGCGTGAGCATGGATCGCATCGGCATCTACGCCAGCAAGAGCGTGTTCCCGTGGAACCTCACCACGGCCAAGACGTGGGTGGCGCAGTACGCCGACATGAACCCCACGGGCTACCAGGACGCGCCATGGAACGAGGGCGCTTACGACTGCGCAATCCGCCAGTACTCCTCGTGCGGGCGTCTGGACGGCTGGGCGGGCAACCTCGACATCAACAAGTGCTACATCTCCCGCGCCGAGTGGGAGGCAATGGCAGGCGGCTCCAACGGCGATCCCGACTCGCTTA